GTTGGTTTTAATTCATCACGTAAATCTTCTTTAAGTGATTTAATTTCTCTGCGTAACGCATAATCGATTTCTTCTCTAACTACTTTTCTAATTAGATTTTCAAAAGTTTTTGCTTTCATGTTTGTTTGTGTTTGTTAATAAATATAAATTTTTTAATTTTTCTTTGGTCTATAAATTCTATGTTGTTTATTACTTTTATCAATAATATAATTACCATATATATCTGGTTGTGTACCATTATTATTACCCTCTAAATTACTATCAAGAAAATCAACTAATTTATTTGTGTTAACTATTTGGGTACCATCACTATTTTCTTCTACTAATTCTCCTTCAGGAATACATCCTTGTATATATTCTGCAAATATTTTTGCTATTAATGCTAAAAAACCAACTATCATATCAATCAATGTTGAAAATATTTTTATTATTTTAGGTATTAAATTAAATATAATCATTATTGTACTTAATACTTTTAAACATTTTCCAGTAAATCCTTTTATTGCTTCTGTATATTTTAATATGAACTTTTTTGCTTTATCAATAGAATCATTTATTATTTTTTCTAGTCCTGCTGCTGCAAATACTCCTGTAAAAAAATTAAGAGCTAATGAGGCTGCAGTAACTAATATTTCGAATGCTATTACTAATGCTTGAAATACAGCTAATATAATTGTAATAGTAGTTATATGTTCAGATGCTTTTGTCATTTTTTTCTGGAGTTTTTCTAATTTTTTAACAACATCTTCCGCTATTTTTTTTCCGTAATTTAAACCTTCTTCTAATTTTGTTTTTGTTGTTTTAACTGCTTTTATAACAAATAATTCACAACTATATCCCATTAATAGATCTATTATTTCTTGTTCAGTAGGGATTTGTTCATATATTCTTGTTATAGCTTCATCTTTTGCTTGTTTTTTTAATTCTTGCTTAGCTTTATAAGATTCTTCTTCAGACATATTAGCTAAATTTTTAATTACTTGAAGTCCATCTTTACCTAAAGTTGCATAAGTTAATCCTATTTGAACTTTACCAGTTATATCCTTAATTTGATCTGTTATTTCTTTTGTTTTTTTTATTGTTGCTTCTGATTTAGAAAGTCCAGCACCTGGAGTGTTTGGATTGTCTTGTTTTTCTTTTTCAATAGGATCTTTAGCCATTTTATGATAATTTTGTAATTTTACTTTTAATATATTTAATATTATTTCTTAAATCTTTTACTTGTGTTCTTCTTAAAGATAAACTAGCTTCATTACTAGCCATAGGACCTGTAGGGCCTGTAGGAGACATATAAGTTATATTATATATTATATCGTCCATTAAACCATCTATCATGTCTAATAATTCATTTGCCCATTCATCAAGTTCATTTCCTAATACAGCTGGTTCTGTTGGTAAATTTTTATTAAATTTTAAACCTAAATATATATTAGGTGAGTTTACAACAAATTTACTAGCATTAGATGAGTCTGATGTTTCTTTTTGATCACTAGTGTCAAAATGTATACTACCTTTAGTACTAAAACCAATAGCTTTATCTGAATATAATAATATAGAATCTGTTTTAGCATTAAATAATAATCTGTCTGAATCTATTATTACTTGTTTACCTTGATATATTTCTCCTTTTTCTGGTTTATAAGACATATTATGTTATTTGTGTAGCTGGTAATGTAGGAATAGATGAAACTTGACTTGTAGCTGTTATATTATCTTGATATTGAGAATTGCTTCCTCTTCTTATTCCTCCAAATAAATCATGAAAAGTTGTTGAATCAGAAGCTAATGTTGTTTTTCTTCTATTAACATAAGGACTATATGATACATGCACCCAACTTTTTATCCCCCCTCTTTCAGGATATTCCCATATTAATTGATCCCATCCACTTATATTAAAATAAATATAATCATATAATTCAGATGAGGGTTTATTAGGTATTTGTATATCTATTGCCATTCCAAAACAATGTTGAGATGTACCTGATCCTCCTATAGCTTGATTTAATTCTTTAGATCTATAACCTGAAGTTACTACTAAATCTGGATATTCATCTACAATAGGATCAACAACAATATTCATTAAATTTTTTAAATTATTAATTACTGCGGTTTGAGATGGGTTTCCATCTATACCTGGCATATTATTAAGGCCTCTATTTTTTGCATCATTTGACCAAATTAAATGTTTTAACTTAAAATGTTTTCCTATGGTTTCTTCTATATTCATTTTATTTTAATTAGATGTATCAAATTCTGTATCTAAACCACCACTATTATTTTCGCCCGAACCTGGGTTTATATATGAAGAAGGTAATTCGAGTTCAGTATCTTTTTGTATTAATTGATCTGGTATTAAATCTTCAGCTTCATTTACTGCTTTAGAGTTATCTAATATTTCATCTATTCCTAATTTTTCTGTTATTGCAGATTGAGGAGGGTTAGATAAACTTTGGTCTTCATTACTAGAAGGTAATGGATTATTTAATTCATTTATAATAGTATTTTCTAAATTAGGAGATGAATTTAATAATGCTTGTTCTATTGTTTGTGGTTCTATGTATTTAGCATCCCATGAATCTACATAAGGTGATGCTTGTTCAAAATTTTGTATTCTTTGGTTAGAAGTTAAATATATAGATGAGGCATCCCCACTAATATTTTCTGTTGTAGGTAACCATCCTTTTTTATCTAAGTTAGGTGATTGTCCATTTCTTATAATTGTAATAGGATCACCTGTGTTTCCTAAATTACTCCATCCATTAGGATTTGATATTTCATTACTAATATTAGTTGAACCAAAACGAATTGAATTACCAAATCTACCTTCTAAAATCATATCACCTTCATATGGTAATAACGGTTTTATATTTAATTGTTCTTCAAAATATTGTCCTAAAGTAATATCTGTATTTCCATCTTCTGCTTTTCTAATTAAACCTGCTTCTGTGTTTTTATAATCTCTTGATGTTTTATTTGATTTTATTTCTTCTAAAGTAGGTAAAGCATTATGATGGGGATGCCCCCACATATTTACTTGGGGTAAATAGTATGTAGATGATTTTTTAATACCATATATATTTTTATCATTAGTATTTAATATTAATACTATTTCGTTTATTAAAGGATAATATTTTAAATGTGAAAATAAAGGAACAGCTGAAAGTTCATCTTTAGGATTTGCGTTTGTTTTAATTTTATTTATATCTGCATAAAAAATAGTACCTATAGCATCATATTTACCATATTCTTCTGCTAATGGATGATTTATATCTAATATAATATCCCTAACTCTAACAGCTTTTAATCTGTTTTGAGTGTTTAAAGATATATTTTCTTTACTTTTTCTTGATTTAACTACTACCATTTGTAGGCGCTTCTATTTCTTTAGGTTTTTCAACAGTTTTTGCTATCTCTTCAGCAACATTCATTAATTGATCCATTTCTTCATTAGTTAATAATCCACCATCTCCTGTGGAAGCAGCACCTGTAGATAAACGTTGTACAATAGCTGCCATTTTAATTAGTTGATCGTCATTTTTAACGCTTATTTCCATATATTCTTTAATTAATGGAACTACAACAGTAGCATCTCCTAAAGATTGAACTAAAGGACGCAATTCAGCTATTAAAGACGCTAATTGAGTAGCTTTTTTCTTTTGATTACCATGAATTTCTTTTAGTAAATCACCAAAAGATTTATCATCGAATAATACTTGATTTAATGAATCCATATTGTTTTGTTATAAATATGGAATTTTTTAGACTTTTACGTATCCTGTTTGGTCGTATTCTTGATATAAATTTTTATAATGTTTTTTTAATAACTTTGTAACTTTAGTTATTACGGGAGTATCTACTCCTGTCATTTCTCTTATATAAATATAAAGTGCTTTTTTATTAAATATATCTAAATTTTCTCTTCGTTTAAATAATACATTTATAGCATCACATACTTTTCTATCATTTTCTTTTTTAAACATAGTAAACATATGTTTGTCTATATATTCTGTAAAATAATCTATAAAGTCTTTTATATCTTGTTTACGTCCATCTCTACCCAATTGATGTAAAACTCCTTCATCTTCATCAACAGCAGTCATGTCTGCTCTTTGTTTTTTCTTTTTATAATTGTTGTTATTATAAAGTATAAGATAATTTTTTCCTACAATAGAAAAATAACTAAATGCTTTACTACCTTTTTCGGGTTTAAAATAATCTAATTTTTCTAAAAGAAAAACAATTACTTCATGTTTTAAATCTTCTAAATCATCTACTTCTGTATAATAAAATTTAAATGTATGGATTAAATTTTCTGCAAGTTTATAAAATGGATACCATATTCTTGTTTTAAATATTTCGTCTCTTTCATCTTGGTTAGATGAAGCTAAATATTCTTTAATAGCTGCATCTGTATCTGGGGTGAAATATTGTTTTTTGGTTCTTTTTCTTCCTCTTTTTTTAGGACCAGGTTCAGGGGAATTAGTATTTAGGGGTTCTGGTGGAGGACTAGGGGCATACTTAAGTTTGTTTGACATGTGGTTTTTACTAATTTTTATTTAATTGTAAACTCGTTTAGAGCTTCTTGAATTTTTTTTACTTCTGTAAAAAAGAAACCTATTTGGTCATCAGAACGGAACATACCTTTATCATCAATTTCTTTTAATCTTTTATCACAAGCTTGAATTGCTTCACTTTGTTTAGTAATAAAATTTTCATATTCTACTTGTATATCTTCTAATTTTTCAGTTTGTTTAAGTAAATTTCTTATAATAAAAAAAGAAACAACTACTACTGATGCTAATATTATACTAAGTGTTATTACTGTTGTCATAAATTAATCTTTAAAAAATGAATCTATAACATCTAGTGTTGCTGATGCTAATTT